CCGCCTATTTTTGGTTTTATATATTTCATGCCGTTTTAAGATTGAATGTGGAGAACTCCTTTAAACCACCCGACCCACCACCGTATTGGTGACCTTTTGTCAGCGACATTATGCGAACTTCGCATTCTCGCAGCTTTTCGTACACTTTCCAAAAGCTTGGGTTTGAAATCGGGTTCATTTCGAGCCAGTGCACTAAGTCACTTTGTAATTGCTCTTGCTTTTGAAGCTTGGTACCGTCATCCTTGAATAACTTTTCTTGCAAATCACGTAATCTTTGACGTTCAATTTTTTGTTGATTGATAAGTTCAAGTTCTTCCATTTCTTTCGAAAGTTTTATGTTACGTATATTCCTTTTTTTCTCTCTTTCAGTAGCTAGTTGCCTTTTATGCTCAGCTACTATTGCATCGTATTCAGCCGTTGTTTTAGCTCGCTTTTTACGCATACTTATTCTATGTGATACCTTGTTTCTTTCAATGGCCTCTTTTGCTGTAAATAATTTTTCCGACATGTGTGTGATTAATTTAAGGTGATAATTCTCTTTATATTCTCGTTGGTCATTTCACTGACTGTTTTCAAATCCTTTGTTTTCTTACCGAAAGCACTGTATAGGCTTCGCAGTCGCTCCTGAGTTATTTGATTGAAGTCTTTCACCGAGGCTGCATGGCATGCTATCTTTTTAGCTTCAATTACCGAAGGTGTGGCACCCATGCTCACACGCCATCCACATATAGAAGCTATCAGGCGTTTGCGGGCTTTATCCAGTGCAGCCAGTTGTGGGTCAGATTGCAATTGCAGCTTATTGCACAATTCTAATAAATCGTAAGGCGATAAATCTTTGCTGCTCTCTACACCGTATTGTGCCAACAGCAATAACTTACCTTCATTATCAATTCCGGCTAAACCAAGAAGCGTGTGAAACTTCTTTAGCAATCTTTTTTGTTCTACGTCCATAATCGTTTTCATATCCGTATGTTTTTTTAATTATTTATTTCCAACTTTTTCGCAAGCGTAAAAACTGTCATATCCCTTTTGCCAAACTACATACTGACTATCTTTATCGCCACCGTACCGGCTTTCAGCTTTTGCCATATATCCGGCAACCATTATCTTTACAAAAGCATCGTATCGTATCGACTTACCCACTTGTCCTTTTGGTTCACGCCCATCGGCATGGCTCACAAAAATGAAAAGCTTATTTCTGAATTCGTCCTTTAGCTTTTTGTAATCGCAATAATTCATTCCGGTATATTGGAGCGAATCAATGATGATCACATCCGGGCTTTTACGCTTCCTAAGTCGTTCAGTCAATTCGTTTATTGGCTCTTTGTCCAGGAGCAAAAAACCCTTTGCATCCATCATACCTACATCGCTTATAGCTGCTTTCATCGACTGGCTTAAACCTTCCTCCAATGAATTATACGCCACTCGCGCAAATTTGCTCATGTACTTTGCTAGTTGTAATGCAAATCGTGTTTTACCGTTTGCCGAATTACCCCATATCAACCAAGTACCCGTTAGTTCCGGCTTTCCTATTAAATCCAACCAATCACTTTCAAAGTTCAATAAGTGAGGTTTGTAATTCATTACATCCTTAGCCGTTAAAGCTCTTTTAATCGCCATTTAATCCTCATTTGAAACCCGTACTTCACCAATGTGAGCAGTCCGACTCTTTTTAATGGCATATATTTTTCGCTTCACACGTCTCAGATCACTTTCCGAGTCTGCAATTACTGCCTGTATTGATCGTTGGTCTGTAACTCCATTACTTTCGCATATTCCCACTATATCAGCAGCTGTTACACCTCTCAATGAAATACATCTGCGACCAATACGACTCCAAATTTCGTTGTACCCTTTTTTATTAAGCGATACGCCACGTAGCAAGCTTTTTTCGAGGTGTTTGGTAGCGCAGAGTATAATTCCGCATTCATCTTCAATAGCGTTATACAGCGAAATGAAAAGGTAAAGAGAGGCATCGCTTAATTTATCGGCTTCGTCAAAAATCAAAAGAGGATTTTCAAGTTTAATAATACTGTGAATTGCCTCTGACATCATATCGCTTTCGGTCAATCCCCTGTATTCAATACCCATCTCTTTGAGTATCTCTGCTAAAAATGTTTTCTTATTCCAAAAGCTATTACATTTCAGGGCGAATACATTTTTGTTTCTACTGCGAAAATGGTCAATTGTAAAACTTTTACCGCTTCCTGCCTGACCGCATATAGCCATTACCAGGCTATTTTCTTTTGCATCCTCCAAAATCGAAGTCATAAGCTTGTGGTCTGCCGTATCTACCTGCTCCCATTCTTTAAGTTTAACCCCTATTTGCGAAGCAACCGACCTCCACATTTCATCGCGTATCAAACCCCAATTTTCATTAAGCATTTGGCTGATAGTTGCAGCACTTACATCCTTTAAACTTTTTGCTGCTTTACTCTGACTACCATATCGTTCGCAATACTCCCAAAGGGCATTTACAATTACTTCTTTTTTAATTCTATTCATTTTCGTATTTTTTTTGTATGGTAAAATTCAATTACCATGTTAGTATTAGTATAAACTTCTAAAATCAATTTCCTCATCCTCAACATCCACTGCCCGGCTTTTCAATTCCTTTTGTGGAGATGCTTTTGCTGTCACTCGTCGGTCGTCATTTCTACGGTCCTTATGTTGTCCATGACTATCGGTAATCATAAGTTTTTTAAGCGTATCGTTCTGCAACATTAGAGGCATTACACTTGCCATCTTTTCAATGTTTTGAGCTCTAAAATCAGTCGATTGTTTTTCCAAACTGGAATTAAACTCTCTCACTCGTTGCAACTCGCCACTATCGCCAACTTTTCTATCTTTCAAAGCCATTGGCTGAATGTATTTCTCTTCGAGTAAGAATTGAAGCGTTTCATCTCTGTTTATGGCCAATACCTTAGTCGCATCATTCGGATCGTACTTAAATCGCCATTGAGTACTATAGTGATCTCTAAATTCTAGATCAAAGCAATCATATTCGCGTTTAATGCCGTTTATTGTTATTGTTATAGCATTATGCTGAATCATTGCCGTTGTTTCCTTTCCGGTTCTTGAATGTGTAAGCACTTCGCCAAATGCATTCAGGTAATTCTCAACTTTAAACTCAATTTTATCAGCTTCGGGCATTTCACCCCACTTTTGCATATACTGTTCAAGTTTCAGTGCGCGCTCTTTTTCGATTATATCAACTACCATTTGGCAAACCTCTTCGTAGTTCGGGAAATTCTTTTTGTATTTTTGCAGGAACTCATCGTTCGGCTGACTATCTTTTTTCGAGGTAATACCCCATCCTGCCCAGTTTGGTTCTAGTTGGCAATAATCGCGGTTCAAATGCTTGAAGTAAGGTTCAATGATTTTTGATTTTGCGTTCTTTGCTTTAGCAGGTGTACTCTTATCGGCCATCGTTTCGTAAAATGGTGTCAGGTTCTTTATCTGATACCTATCACTCTGTACCTGGTGAGTGCGATACATCGTTCCAAATAGCTCCTTGGTATGTTGTGCAGCATTTCTCATTGCTAACCGTATCAAGTCCGGGCTTTCATGTATTCCTATCGCATATCCCACCGGATATTTATTGAATGCATCCAAAATCACTACTACGGTTGGTCTGTGATGATATGTAGTGGTTGAATATCCGGTTTTCGCTTTTACTTCTGTTCGTTGGAAGAGTAGTTCCACATCCCAACCATCCATTGTCCAATAATAGAGCGGGCAACTCGGTGCCGAACGTTTTACCTGCATTGCTTTTTTATTTGAGAATGCCACTGCACCTCTACGGCCTGCAAATATGTTAGTATCAAATTTATCACGCCAGTTGGCTACTGTACTGCTCGTTATTTCTTGCGACCCTGTTGTTTTTGCAAAAATGTTGTAGAATCGCATCACCTGGGCATTATCAAAGTTTCGTGGGTCAGCTAGTAATTCGGCTAAAATTGCCTCTTTCACATCGCTTTCAATTTTTGCCGAATTCTTATTGCAATAATTCTTGTGAATAAGCATCTCCACGCCATCTTTCAAATACTTTTTATACTTGTCTTCCAGTCTGCGGGGGTTAGCCGGTAGCGAGTGAGGAAACTTTGTGCGGTCAAGTTCTTGAACCTCTTCTGCTATCTTATCCCATGATCGTGTAGTTTTATGACTTAATGCACTTCGCTTTATCTTTTTACTTATAATCATTGCATGGATAGCATCAAGCACTATTGCATTAGCGTAATACTCTCGTTGTACATCTTTAGGCAAAAATCGACCATCAGCAATTTTATGTGTTTCAAAAAAATCTATCGATTTTATATTTTCACGGATATACACTTGTATTTGATTTTCCGCTACTACTCTATGCGGGTCACATCCAATTTTGTCGACAGTTTTTCTTTTAAATCTGTCGGGCATAGAATCATACTGTACCAATGCCGGAGTATTATTACATCCTCTTCTGACAACAGTTATTTTCTTTCGCAGAACTAGTGCGTCATAATTAGTTTTTGAAATTATTTCATTCTCAATCAACCAACCTGCCTCTACCGTGAGTGTGTTATTATAATATTGCATAGTTGTACTTTTAAAAATCGTTTAAAAACCACTTAAGCTTTTAGGTAAGCTCTCAAAACCAATTGTCCGAAAAATAGAATTGTACAAATCAATAAACCGTACTTACTAATTTTATCACCTATCGGTTTCACCAACATGTTTTCGAAAAAACAGTAAATTAAATTTTTCATTCCTTTTTTTCTTTAAGTACACCACCAAGTTCAATTGCCATTTTTCTGATTTTTATCTTTTGTGGCGTATTCACTTCACCTTTTAATGCCAGGCGTATTGTAGGGTAACTTCCCAATATCAATAGCTTTGATTTTACTCCATTGTCTACAATTATTCTGTTTTCTTTTTCCATGAACTATTATTGTTTAAACTTTTTATATATTTGTATCGTTATTTCAATACTGAATTGCTTTGCAAATATCACAAATATGTTTGAAATACACAAACAAATATGAAACAAATTTCAACTTTCTTTGAAAGAATTTTGCAAATACTTGATTACTATAATATTAAAAGTATCAATTCTTTCGCTACAGAGCACTTAAAATACGACTCATCTGAGAAAATAAACAGATTGAAGACGCCAGGAGCATCTCCATCGTTCCAAATACTATGTGATATTACAAACAAGTTTGAAGAAATAGACGCTCGTTGGCTTATAACCGGTAAGGGGAAAATGATAAATAGCGATGAAAAAAGGGAGAATAAAGAAGAAATATTTATAAATTCAGATATAAATCTATCAGAAGACAAATCATTTTTCTTCTTTTTTACTCGATACGAGACATTAGCATATGAAAATGGAGTATTGAAAGAGAAAGTTACAGTCTTAGAGAAAGAAATAGAAAAAATACCAAAAAAGGCAACATATAAAATACCAAAATCGGGGAGTAAAATTGCAGCAGAACCAAATCCATAAATCCATATATTATAGGCAGGTAGGCTCTATTTGTACATAATAATTTGTATTTTTCTATATATAAGCGACTTAGGTCGCTTTTTTAATGCTATTACACTGCATTAAGGGGTAGTTTAAACACGTATTTAACCGAATTTGCACGTTTATATGTAATTAAGCATATATTTAAAGCATAAATTTTACATGTTTTTGTATGCCCAACTGTATGCCCATTTGTAAGCCCAATCCAGTTTTTTCATCAAATTGCACATTTACCATCACCCCCTAGATCGGTACTTTTAGGCATAAAAAAAGCCCCATTTCAGAGGCTTATATCATTCGGTTTTATTATCGTTCTATCCTTATTTAATAGGCTTTTACGTGGCGTTTAAACGGGTATTAAGCACTAATTAAAGTAATCATTCGTTTGTTCGGCTTTTATATGTTAATTATATAAGCATAATTAAAGTAAATGTACAATTTGTTTTTCACTCCAAATTTATTATTAATTAATTATCAGGCTTTTATGAGTTGTGGTTATGTACTTTTTGTTTTATGCCTTATAATACAACCCTAAAATACGGTTCATCTACCCCAACTGACCTATCAAGAACCCCAGCCTTGGGGTTAGAAGACCCCAATTCTGAGTAGAAGAACCTCACGGTGTGGTTGTTGAACCTCAACGGAGGAAT